GAGGAAACTCGCCATAGGATATAAAAGGAGATATTATGGATATAAAATTAACAAATGGAAAAAAAACCATTACTAGAACAAAAGAACAATACGAAGCTAATATAAATCATTTTATTAAAAGAGGTTTTACTCCTCTTGAAAATGTTAAAAAAGAAATTAAAAAAGCAACTTTAAAAGATGTAGTTGACAAAGTTGTTCAATTAAAACCAAAAAAAAAGACAAGGAAAAAGAAATGAATGAATTAAAAAAATATTGGAATATGGCAAAAGATAATCCAAAAGTAACTGCTGGTGTTATTATTGCTATTGTAATTATTATTAGTTTAGTAGGTTAATATGGCTAATTATACAGGTGCGAATGTTATAAATGCTGGAGATGCTTCAAACTATCAAGCTGACATTTATACTTTTGGGATTGGTGCTGATACATCTGAAGTAGCTTTTTTTATTACACAAACAACAAATGATATTTTAAGACAGTTAAGAATAGAGTGGTGGCCTGTATATAAACAAAATGTATTTACAGATATTACAGTTCTTAATACTGCTGAGATGGTTAATACAAAAGTTAATTTAGATCAGTTTAAAAGGGCTGGTGCATATTTATTTATGTATAAATATTTTTTACCATCATTAACTAAATTTAGGCCAGAGACAGAAAAAGATAGATTTGAAAGAATGGCCGAACACTATGCTTCAGAATATAACAAAGAATGGAGAGCAATCTTAGAAGATGGTGTAGAGTACGATTCAGATGCTTCAGGAACTATTGCAGTAAATGAAAAAGAGCCTTTGCATGGCTATCGAAGATTAAATAGGTAATGTCAATTAATCTTTCTATTAAAACAAATCAAAAACAAGTATCAAAAAACATTAAAAGATACCAAAGCTTACTTCCTAGAATTTTTGACAAAGGATTAAAACAAGCTGGATTTCAATTATTAGATATTATTAGAACTTTAACTGAAAAAGGAATTGATTTTAGAAGAATGCCTTTTGCACCTTATTCAGAGGGATATATTAAAAGATTACAAAGAGAGGGAAAAAAAACAACAGTTGATTTGTTTTACTCTGGTCGTATGCTTGGAAGTCTTACTCCATCTGCTAGTATTAAAAAAATAGGCAAAGGTAAAATAAGTGTTGCTTTTAGTAATGCACAAATGCGTAAAAGAGCATTATTTAATCAAGTATTAAATGAACCAAAAAGAAAGTTTTTTGGCTTTGATAATCGAACAGAAAAGATTATAAATAAAACTTTTAATAGATTTGTAGCCAAAGAATTAAGACGAGCAAGAATATGAGTGTAAGAGAAAATATAGCAAGTAATATAAAAACAGTAATAGATGCCATCAGTTCTCCTGATGTGAAACTATGTACTAGACAACCTTTTGAATTAGAAGAATTATCACAACAACAATACCCAGCAGTAATCGTACAAACTTCAGAAGAAAATAGAGATGATTCTGAACTAGGAAGTGGTGCTAAAACAAGGCATGGAACAATAGACTTTGTAATATTAGGATTTGTAAAAGGCTCAGATACTAATATAGATACTTTAAGAAATGCTTTAATTACTGCTATTGAAACTGCATTAGAATCTGATATTACAAGAAGCAGTAATGCACTTGATACAGAAGTTATACAAGTGGAAACTGACGAGGGTACATTGTTCCCTGTTGGTGGTATAAGAATGGTTGTTAGATGTATGTATGAGTATCAATCAGGAACACCATAAAAAAGGAGAAACTATGGCAACTAAAGATAAAATAATAGACAA